CTAAAATTATATCAAATTGATGATATTCTGTCGAAGTATAACTGTTATAGGTATTTTTAGATTTGTGTATTTCTTTTAATATATCTTTATTGTTAAGATAATTCTTTTTCCTCAAAGGATTCTCCTATTTTTTTATATTTATAATAATATACGTATTTAATTTTGTCAACTAAATACTTTGTAGGAGAAACGATATGGTATTCAATCCGTTACAACAACTTGGAACTTCTTTAAGAACTCAAGTCAACGGAGTCTTTAATGACTTTAGGAGTCAAGCACAGTCTAGTGTACAAAATCTAGTAGGCAGTGCGTTAAATGTCAACACTGGTGTGAGATTTATTGACAACACAGTTAACAACTTTGTTGGAGACACAATAGGAGATTTCTTCAATAGCACAGGTTTTAACAGTGCTTCGAGAAGTAGAAATCTGCCTAATGCTGCTACAGGAAGAATATCAACTAGAACTACAGCACAGTGGAGTGCTTCAGGTTCTGATTCAGATTGGCGTGTTAGATTAAGTGTTCCTTCGCAGTTTGGAAACAGCAGATTGCTAAGTCCATTGAGCAGAACAGGCGGGTTAGTTTTTCCTTATACTCCGTCTATTATTATAGGACACAGTGCAAGTTACAATCAACTGCATCCTGTACATACAAACTATCCATTTCAAGTTTATGAAAACAGTAGAACTGATGATATTGTTATCACAGGAGACTTCACTGTTGAAAACGCAGAAGAAGGTAGATATTGGGTAGCCGCAGTACATTACCTAAGAAGTGTAACCAAAATGTTTTATGGCGATGGCGAAAACTCAGGTGCTCCGCCGCCGCTAGTAAAACTAAATGGCTATGGTGATTATGTTTTTAATAACGTTCCCTGTGTAGTTACAAACTTCACTGTAGATTTACCGTCTGATGTTGATTATATTTCCTGTGTGATTGAATCGGACTCATCAGGTACATCTTGGGCTCCTACACAGAGTATTATATCAGTTACACTACAACCAACTTATAGTCGTTCAAGAGTATCAGAGTTTAACTTAAATGATTTTGTTAATGGAAAATATGTAACAAACGGAACAGGATTCATCTAATATGGCAAACTATCCGGAAACCAGTCCGTGGCATAGAACAAAACTTACTAGTTTAGGTAGTTTAGGAATATTGAGTATTCGTCCTATACCTGCTGCTAGTGATGATCCTCAGTATACGATAGAGCCACAATATACCCATAGACCTGATTTGCTTGCTTATGATTATTATGGCACACCTAAGCTATGGTGGGTTTTTGCACAGAGAAATATGGATATTATTAAAGATCCTGTTTATGATATGCGAGCAGGAACGACGATATATCTTCCAAAGCCGGATGCATTAAAGAAGATATTAGGAGTTTAAAATGTCATTTAACCCTAGTAGAATTATCAACAGCAGAATCAATACACTGAGATCTACTGCATCAGATTTAGGTCAAAATTTACAAAGCAATTTTGAAGAACAGTTACCATTGTTAGATGTTTCTAGACAGTTAAGATCTACTTCTCTTAGAGTCATGGATAGAGCCGAAGTGGGAATAAATGATATTTCTAGTTCATTTCAAGAAAGTTTAGGAAACCTAAGTAATATAGTTCCAGGAGCACTAGGAAATGTAGCACAAGGAGTAGGAGCAACATTAGGAAGAGTTGACGACGTTCTTGGAGGAATTCGAGATTTTGCTTCTGAAGGATTTACAGGTTTAGCAAATAGTGCTTTAGCAAATGTAGGTGACAGAGTAGAAAACTTTTTTGGAGATTTTATAGGAGATTTTGCTAAACTTGAACTGTCTCCTGGACAACTTTTAACTAGTTTAGGAGCCAGTAGCAGTGTTGTTGGAAGTTTAACAACACCTGAAGCCAAACCTTCTCCTAAGTTTTCTAAAGTCAAAAATCAGATTCGAGACTTTGCAAGTTATAACTGTATTACAACACTTGGTGTGATATCTTCTCAGAGTTTGGAAAATCCAGAAGCAACATATAGAAGCCGTGGTGCTGATTATACTATTTTAAGAAGTGGCGGCGGGGGGATTGAAAACTCTCAAAGAGTACTAACTGCTTATGATTATGAAGCAACAGGAAATCTTGAATATTTTATTGATGATATTGAAATAGGAGCAATAGTTCATCCTAATCAGAGTACTAGTGTTAGTACAGCAACTACGCTTACTTTTAAAGTTTATGAACCCTACAGTTTAGGATTATTCCTACAAAGTCTTCAAATAGGTGCGTTTAATACTGGTTATGAAAACTATCTAGAAGCAGTATATCTCTTAGAACTTGACTTTATTGGCTGGGACGAAGATAATAATCCTGTGCAAATAGAATATTCAAGTAGAAAAATTCCTATTAAAATTACAAAAGTAGATTTCAATGTAGAACAAGGCGGATCAGTTTATGAAATAAGAGCAATAGCCTATAATGAAATAGCATTTTCAGACGAAGTACAGAGAGTACAAGACAGCATTTCAATAACTGGTGCTACTGTTGCTGACTGTTTAACTTTTGGCGAAAGAAGTCTTACTTCTTATCTGAATACAAAACTGCAAGACACTGCTAGAGAGGAAGGCTTGTCAACAAGTGACTTGTACACTATTATTTTCCCTTCGTCGATTGCTAACCAAACTTCACCTACTGAAACAGGCAGTTCTGCAACACTGACAGAACTAGAACAGCAAAGGACTATATTTGGCGCACAGCTAATGGATGACGAAGGAAACGTGTCACAGTATGTAGAATCAGCTAGGAATAATTCAAGCAGTGCAACATTTAACTCGTTAGTAAGCAGTTCGATTACTGATGTTAATGTTATAGGTGCTTCTGAACAGATTGAAAACTTTAATGCTGCTGGAGATCATCCTTTTGGATTTGCTAACTTTATTCTAAATCCTGAAACAAATGTTTATGAAAGAAACTCAGTTCAGTTGTCCTTAAGTGATACAAACAGAGAGTTTAGATTCCCTCAAGGAATGACAATACAAAAAATCATAGAAGACATAGTTTTAACCAGTGGTTATGGTAGAGACATAGCAACTGCTGTTGAAGATGAAAATAGTATGATACCTTGGTTTAGAATTGAAAGTGAAATATATCATATTGAAGACACACAGTTTGAAAGTGTTAGAGGAAGAAAAGCAAGAGTTTATGTTTACAAAGTAATACCTTATGAAATAAGTGCTTCTAATATTGTTGCTCCGGGTAGAAGTGCAGCTAATCTTCCTAATCTAGCAGGTCATGCAGTTAAGGAATACAACTATATCTTTACAGGTAAAAATGAAGACGTATTAGGATTTGACATTCAGTTCAATGCAGCATTTTTCGAAGCAGTGAGAGCAGACAGAAATAATCTAGGATACAACGAAATATTAAATGCACAGAACCAGTTAACTGGAGTCGATCCGGATCCGGATTATACAACAGCAGGTTCTAATGAAACAATATCAGAAGCTGCTAGACGACGCATAGATGCGGGAGGCACAGCTTCTGGAAGTCAAGGTCGATCAGAAAATACTATTAACAACGGCGATCAAACCGGCGGCGGCGAACGTACAAAGGCAACAAATCTTGCAAGACAAATACACAATGCACTCTTAAATAGTGCTGTTGATTTAATCAGTGCTGATTTAGAAATATGGGGAGATCCATATTTCTTACCCGATTCTGGATTAGGAAACTATTCAGCTGGCCGCGGCCCGACTATTGCTATTAACGATCAAGGCACTATGGATTATCAGCGTAACGAAGTTGATATTATTGTAAACTTCAGAACACCTGTAGATTATAATGAACAAGGATCCATGTCTTTCCCTGAAGATACATTAGGAACTAGAGCTATTAAAGGGTTTAGTGGTCTTTACAAAGTGTTAAAAGTTACATCAACAATATCAGGAAATCAGTTTAAACAATCATTGCAGATTTTAAGAAGAAGAAACCAGGAGATAGAAGGAGTTTCGGATTCTCGAATATTAAGGCAAGACCCAAATGCTTCCTTCAACCCGAACGAGCGATCAAATAGTCCTGGACAAGCTGGAACAGGTAATGGAGATGTACTAACTACAGGCGACGCAAGATCTGCTCCACAATCGATAGCTGTTCCTTCAGAAGATTTGCGTAGATCGACTACGCCGTTAACAAATCCTCCGAGTGGTCCTAGTGATTCGGGTTCGAGCGGTCCTAGACCAGGAGATCAAGTTGTTTCTTATGATGCGTTTGGAGACCCTGTAACTCAAGCAGAACTAGAAGCACAGGTTCCTCTTGACGCTTTTGGAGGACCTGGGATAGTTGCTGCACCTGAAAGAAGATTTGGAACATTTAATGCAGATGGCACAGTAGTAGGTCCCAGAAGTCCTGCTGCTGCTCCTCGAAGAAGTTTTGGAACATTTAACTCTGACGGAACTGTGCAAGGATCAGGCCAAGCAGCAAGGCCAGGAAGTCGTCCTGCTCCTAGCCCAAGATCTAATCTTTTGGAAAGAAACAACGCTGCCGGCAGCTTCGGGAACACTGGTTCTAATATAGCGTAACCGATAACTATTAATAAAGATTTGAAGAGGTAACATGTCAAGAAGTAGTAGACGTACAAATGCTGATAGTATTTTAAGAGAACTAATATCAAGTCGTCCAGGACCTTTTGAAGCCATTGTCGTAAGCCATATGGACCCAAAGTACATGGGTTCTCTAAAGGTTGATATATTAAGGAAAAACTCAGCAAACTCTCGACCCGAAAGAGTTGGTACTACTATTGATGTTAGATACCTTTCTCCGTTTTATGGGGTTACAAACTATGACTATGCTAACCCGAATGATGGGTACGAAAACACTCAAAAGTCATATGGTTTTTGGGCAGTCCCGCCTGATCCTGGCACACGAGTACTTGTAATATTTGCTGAAAATGATATTAGTCGAGGATACTGGATAGGGTGTATCCAAGACGAATATATGAACTTTATGGTTCCAGACGGCAGAGCTAGTACTATACTTTCAACGGACGGAACTCCTGATTCCCTTAAAAATCGAAAACTGCCAGTTGGCGAATATAATAAAAAAGTAGAAACTGGAGAAGCAAGAGATCCAACTCTTTTCAAAAAACCATACAATAAAGACTTTACAGAAATATTAGAAGTTCAAGGTTTGTTAGACGACGAAGTTAGAGGATTAACAACATCAAGTGCAAGAAGAGAACTACCGAGTGCAGTTTACGGTTGGAGTACTCCGGGACCGATTGATAAAAGAATAAACGCTCCGCAAGGCAGATATGGAGAACAAGATCACGAAGCACTTATATTTGTAAACCGTTTAGGTGGTTCTAGTATTGTCATGGACGACGGTGATGATAAGTTTATTAGAGCTACCCATGCCGCCGACGGACCTCCTTATTATGTGAACAAAGAAATCGGTGAACCCGGTGGCGACGAAACAATACCTCAAAATGAAGGTATTAGATTTAGAACTCGTACTGGTCATCAAATACTCTTAAGCAACAGTGAAGATTTGATCTATATAGGTAACTCTAGGGGAACTGCTTGGATAGAACTAACTAGCGATGGCAAGATTGATATATTTGCTAATGATAGCATAAGTGTTTATTCAGAGCAAGATTTTAACTTTACTGCTGACAGAGATATCAACTTCGATGCAGGCAGAAATGTTAATATGTGGGCTAGTGGTAGATGGTCGGATAAGCAAACAGTGTTTGCTCCAGGCGGTATTAGAAGCGGCGAAGTTACTATAATGGGGCATTCTAATACTACAGTTCGTGGCGGCGAAAGTTCTTCATCTCTTACACTAGATAACGACAATATCAACATAAAAGTAAATCAAGAAATACGACTTGAAACTGCTAGTGATTTTCATATTAAAGCAGGCGGCGATATTATTATAGATTCTGAAAGTTCTTTAAATGTTACTGCTGACACAAACTTATTACTTAAATCAGGTAATAATATAGTAGTAGAAAGCCAAGAGTTCTTCAATCAAGTTTCGAATAACTTAAATGTTTCAGTTGGTGCAAACTACAGAGAAAATATAGGTGCAAACAGAGATTCTACAATCAATGGTAGCAGTAATACTAGAGTTGAAGCTACTAATAACTTATTAGTTTCTTCAGAAAGTCATACTATAATATCAGGATCGTCGTATCACGAAGTTTCTGGCAATGCTCATGTTATTACTAGAGGAACTACCTTTGCTAGCACTGAAGGTGATCAAAACGTATCAGTTACAGGATCTTCATTTACAGAAATAACAGGCGATCGAAACAGTGTAGTTTCTGGATCTTCATTTAGTGAGATCACTGGTGACGAAAATAACTTAGTTTCAGGATCATCATATAATGAAATATCCGGCGATCAAAACAGCTTAGTTTCAGGTACTAGCTTCCATACAGCATCAGGTGATGTAAACATTCAAGGTGCTAACATAAACATGGATTCATCTGGAAACATAAATCAAAACACAGGAGCATCGTCGCCTGCAATGCCAGGTTCTTTAGGATCTCCAGTAACTTCGGCTTCACCTGCACAAACCACAGTTATATCATCGAGCTCGGTTATTGGGCTAACAGGTGGATCACCTAGAAGAACTTATGGTGCGTTTGCTCCTGGGCATCTTAGCGGCTATGCAGTTCCGAGAATCATACCAGGTGTAGTAACCGAAGAACCATTACAGATTATAACCATCTGTACTAGAGTACCTCAACACGAACCTTGGCCTCATCATGAAAATCTTGATCCTGTTAGCTTCAAACCTGAAAATCTTGACAGAGAACGTATGGAAAGAGAACTAGAACCGGCTGATAGAATAATAACACCTGACACTTTCTTAAAAGGTAGAGCAGAACTACTAACCAGTACTTTACAGAACGGGTTAAGAGGAGCCAATGGTCAAGTTATTACACCAGGAAGTAATACTACTGGTACAGCACCGTCAGGAACTTCTCCAGTGACAGCTACGCCAGGAACTGTACAAGGTGTCACTGCAAGTGGCGATGGATCGATTAATAGAGGTAGAACTGGTCCTAACTTCCAAGCTAGCGTATTAAGAGGAGCAGCACCTAGAGGAAATCCAAGTCTAGCACCGGGGAGGAGTACTATGATCGGTGTATCCGGAGGCCGAGCTGATTTAGGTCCTCTTGCACAAGGTAATCCGTTTGGAAGTTCACAAGGAATAGTTGGCGGAAATATTAACGGAAGAACTTACGGAAAACGAAGAGAACCAGTTAATCAAAAACTAGTAGAACTATTAGGAGAAGCCGCAGCTTATAGCAAAGTTGACGTCCATATAGAAGTTCCGGGACAAGTAGCATATAACGATCCTCGAGCAAGCAGTTCTAATAGGATAGGATCAAGACGACACGATAGAGGATTTGCTGTAGATATGGATTTAAAAGATCAAGGACGATTTTTAAACTGTAATAATCCAAACGACTTATCTAAGATAATAACGTTTGTCAGAGCGTTTAGAGATTTTGCTAGACAAGCAGGAGAAAGACCAGCTGGTGCTATCGGCAATGGATATATGAATGGTCCAGATGGAACAAAACGAATGCACTTAGATATTGCTGACGGAAACGTGCAGAATGTTGGAAATAACTTGTCGTATCATTGGAAGCAAACCTTGACAAAAGCATGGATGTGGGCAATAATGTTTAACTCAGGACCAGATGACGGCATGCCGGACTCTAATGGTAGAATAATCGGATGGAATGACTAATGAGTAATCAATATCAGATAACAAGGCAAGATCAAGGTATTTTAAACTTAATATCTCACGCAAATGGTATTTCTGATACTAGGTCTAGATATAATATGATTAATGGCCAAGCAAGTCAGCCAGTTGATCAAATGACTATAGAGCAAGTATTACAATCGTTTACTGATGTTACTGTAGGTGCTTATAGTTTAACAAATGATACTTTGTCATCGTTTGTAGAAAGTGCTGGAATCAACCGAACCCTTAGATTTACTCCAGCAGTACAAGATTTTATAGCTTTATCTTTAATACTTACACATGCTAACTATGATCAATGGAAAAGCGGAAGTTGTTCAGACAGTGAAAACGGTGATCATGATCCGAGATTAACTAGGGATGTATGGAGCGGCCCGCCAGATAACTTTAATCACGCAGTATTTTTGTTAAATCTCTGCAAAATCTTTCCTAGTCTTCCTATTCCTATTAGGTTAAACGAATACACAAATGAAGAAGGAACAACTTATTCTAGGCCTATAAACTCATCTTACTACGGTGAAGAAGATTTAGCAAAAGGAAACTCTAGAACTTTAATAATGGAGTTGAAGTCTATTTTTAGTAGAGGTTCAAGAAACTCAATGACAGTTAGTTTGATAAACTCTCAGGCTTATGTTCCTTCATCTACTCAAAGTGCGTTAAACGCAGCAGGCGGTGGCCAAGATTATATGAGGCAAGCCCGCCCTCATGCTAACAACGACATAGGATCGTTAAAAGATTTAAGAGCACGAGAGCCCAGGTCTCAACCTGCAACTAATACTAATAGAGCTCAGCCATCTGTTTTTGACCAAGCATTACAGGATTTTGAATCAAACTCTTTCAACCTTAGCACTGTAGGAACTGATACAATAACTCTTCAAAGTTTTGATTTAAACACTCCTCGAACATCTCCAGATCCGAATGCGTTTGTTGGAAGTCGAGTAGACTTTGGTAGTTTTCCTAATTCTGAAACACCTGTTGGTCCAAGGATTGAAAATTTGCCAAGCTATGATTTAGATGCTCCTGTAGAAGAAGCTACTGCTACTTCAGGACCAGTTTTACCGGAGAGAAGTTTTGCAAGTTTCAACCCAGACGGAACACTGGTGAGAGGACCAAGAACACCGTCCCAAGCAGATAGAGAAGCTGAGGTAGGGTTAGATGCGTTCGGAGGTGCAGGCGATGATGTACCGTCTGCTAGCAATCCTGAAATATCAGACTCTGCTAGACGTCGAATAGATGCAGGCGGCACAGGCGCGAGTGATACTGGAGGCACCGGAGGCGCCGGAGGCGGGCGTGGCGGCGACCCTAGAAACTTTGGAGCACCTAGTATATCATCGCCAGTAGCAGGACTATTACCGGACCCAGGAAATCCGTATGAGTATCAATACATAGATCCGTTAGATAACAGGTATGATTTTAGAACTGGAAAAAAAGTAATTGACTTATTGATAAATGGAACTGCTTCTGCTGCTTCGTACGCCAACGACCCTAATGCTCGTAGATACGGTGAAGTAGGAGCAAGCTTACCGGGTCAAGGCTATGGCGGAAATGCAGACGCTCGCCGCCCGAACCCAAATCTTACCGGAAACTCTCCTAGAACTCCAGGAAGTTCTGCTGGTCCTAGTCCGTATGATCCTATAGAATTTAATACAGATGCTTACATTGTGAGAAATATTATTGAAAACCCTGTAGACTCAAATGGGAATGTTGTTGTTATTGCAACACCTGATGGAAGAGTTGCAGAACTAGAACAAGGACAAGTGTTGTTTACTTCTCCAGGCGTAGATGGAGCACCTGGAGAAACTATTACAATATCTAGTATTAGTCCGGGAGGTGCAGTTACGTTATCAAATGGAGAGACGCTAAATAGGGTAGGGCAATATGGCGACAGTAACAGTGTTATTGGGGGTAAAATCAATGACATTGCTCCGGCAGATGAAGAACCTGCCGGAGAATATTTGCCTATTAGGGGATCTATTGAAAACGACATTGCACTTCTGAATGCGTTAGTACAAGAAGAAACTTCGTATGTTCGTGTAATACCGATAGATATAGGCGACGGCAAAGCTCATTATGTAAGTTCGGGTTATTACAGAGACTCAAGAGGTGACTGGCCGTATACTGCACTATCTCCACGAGGAAGTGCTACAACTTCAAGAGCACCTGAGTTTGCAGTACAAGTTGCTCAACGATTAAACGGGTCACTTCCTCCTAGGGAAGTAATACAATGGATTGAAACCGAAGCAAATGTAGATCATTGGTTAGTAGGATTTACAGGAGATCCGGATAGCGACTCTACAAGAGAACAGGTTAATAACAGAATAAGAGAAGAGTTTAGGTCGAGGGGAATACAGCCCGGAGAACTAGTCGCAGGCCACAAAAAGAGTTTTGATAAAGATGGCGGTTTTTGGGGACTTGCAAAACCCGAAGGCGGGATATATCAAAACGGTGGAGCATTTAGTAACGTTCATTCTACAGATTACACCGACTATTCACACGGTACAAGAATATACTGGGGCGGCATTGATTTAGAATCTGGTGAAAGATTTGGACCTGTACAACTATTAAGAAGTGGTTCGCCGCAGATAGGAGATCCTGAAAGTTGGTCTGCAACACCACCTGGAGAACAACCGTCTTATATGAACGATTCTCAATGGGAGTTGCTAAACAGAGGAACTTCGGGACAAGATCCGACTGAAACTGTAAGAGCAGTTGAAGAAGTAGCAACCGAACTAGGAGTTCACCCTTCTGCTATTATGGGAAAACTGCAAACGGAATCAGCCTTAGGAGGGTTATACAGTTTTGATCGCCTTAACAGTGGTACATTTCGAGGCGCCTGGCAAGCAGGTCGAGGTGTATTTGATGACAACGGCGGAGCATTAACTAGTTTAGATGGCAACTCGTATACCTTTGAGCAATATTCTCAGTTGTCTTATGCTGATCAGATTAGAGTTTATCCTTCCTATTTGAGAAGTTACAATAACTGGAATAACAATCTTTCTAACTCAATCGGAGATTATCCGCCGGATGTTCAGTTCGCAGTTCTTCAAGGATTACAGTTTGCTCCAAATGGTAGTTGGGTAAGAGAGTTTGACAATGGTGTTTATACTGTACCTACAACAAGGTCTCAGCAGTCTATGTCAGCATCAACTGGAACTAGTATCAATGGGTTGTTAGACTGGTGGGATAGAGGTTTCTCAAACTGATAAATAGTATTATGAGCACATTAGAAAAAAATCTTTACAAACGAGTAGTAGTTGACGATGCCCAGACACCGAAAAAGCCTGCGTCTAGTGCAGTATATCGTGGCTTCTCGACGGTCAATGTAGAAAATCCAACATTTAACTTATATGATATTGCAGTTATTAAACAAGATATCATAAATCATTTTCATATTCGTCAGGGTGAAAAACTGGAAAATCCAGAGTTTGGAACCATAGTCTGGGATGTGCTCTACGAACCTTTAACAGACAATCTAAAACAGGCAATCGTAGAAAATGTTGAAGAAATAATAAACTATGATCCTCGAGTTGCAGCAGATAATGTAATTGTAGATTCCTACGAAAGTGGCATTCAAATAGAGTGTGTTATTACCTATTTGAACTACAGTATTGCTGAAACTATGATACTACAGTTTGATCAATCTATCGGTCTTATCAGTTAAAAAATAAAACACGCACATTTCTATTTTCAATAAATACTCTATAATAGAGGAAAGCAAATGTCAATAACTGATAGGCAGAATAGACTTCTTGTTGCAGAAGACTGGAAAAGAGTATATCAAACATTTCGAAATGCAGATTTTCAAAGTTATGATTTTGATAACTTAAGAAGAACAATGATCAACTACCTCCGCCAAAACTATCCGGAGGATTTTAACGACTATATCGAAAGTTCAGAATATCTTGCACTTATTGATTTGATTGCGTTCTTAGGTCAAAACCTTGCTTTCCGTATTGATTTAAATGCTAGAGAAAACTTTCTTGAACTTGCTGAAAGAAGAGAAAGTGTTCTTCGTCTTGCAAGATTGCTGTCATACAATCCAAGAAGAAATCAGGCTGCTAATGGTTTGTTAAAAATCGTCAGTGTAAGTACAACAGAAGATGTGTTTGATTCTAATAATACTAACCTTAAAGGTCGTACTATTGAATGGAACGATAGCACTAACAGCAACTGGTTTGAACAGTTTACAAAGGTTCTTAACACTGCTCTTCCTGTAAACGGAGTAGTTGGCAGACCCAACAAAGTTGACACAGTTGCAGGTATACCTACAGAGCAATATCGCATAAATGGTATCAATACCAATGTTCCTGTATTTTCATTTACAAAACCGATTGAAGGTAAAACTACTCAGTTCGAGATCACAAGTACTGACGTAGTAGATGGAGAAATACAAGAAGAACCGCCAGTTCCCGGAAACAACTTTGCGTTTCTCTATAGAGATGACGGACAAGGTGCAGGCAGCACTAACAGCGGATTCTTCTGTCATTTCCGTCAAGGAAAACTGTCAAATGGTGACTTTTCAATCACCCAATCAGCTGCAAATCAATCAGTAGCTATTGACACTATTAACATTAATGATACTGATGTTTGGCTTTATAAGTTAGATGCTAATAACAACGAATCAGAACTATGGACTAAAGTAGATGCTGTTGAAGGAAACAACATTATTTACAACTCCCTTAACAAAAAAATAAGAACAGTTTACAGTGTTTTAACACGAATAGATGATAGAATCAATCTTGTTTTTGCCGACGGAGTGTTTGGTGATTTACCAAACGGTAACTTTAGGACTTATTATCGTACTAGTGAAAATAGATCAATGGTAATAGCACCTACTAATATGTTTGGTATTAACTTTTCTACTTCATATTTGAGTAAAACTGGTAGAGTTGAAAATATTACATTTACCTGTTCTCTACAATATACTGTTGCAAACGGATCAAGATCTGAGTCAAACGCAAGCATTAAGACCAATGCTCCTGCAACGTATTATACACAGAACAGAATGATAACTGGTGAAGATTACAATATTGCTCCACTGGGTGTAAGTCAGGAAATAGTAAAAGCAAAGTCAGTTAACAGAACGTCAAGTGGGATAAGTCGTTATTTTGATTTGATCGACTCAACTGGAAAATATTCTAGTACTAATCTGTATGGTAATGACGGAGTAGTTTATAAAGAATATGTTGACTCAACTATGACATTTTCTTTTAATACTCAAACTGATATAGAAGGTATTGTTATCAACGATATTGAACCTATATTATCAGACAATAAAGTTAATCATTTTTACTTTGACAGATTTTCAAGAATACTGTTGAGTGATCTAAATGCCTATTGGACTGAAGTAACAGACTCATTTAACACTTATACTGGATACTTTGTTACTGATTTTAACACTGACAGTCCTCGTCAGTTAACTGTTGGCAGTTTTACAAGAAACAACTTGAGATATATTGAACCTGGAAGTTTAGTTAAGTTTGTACCACCTACAGGAAGTTGTTTTGATAAGAACAACAACATTGTTTCAAGAACGCCAAGTCAGTTAGGTGATAAATCTTATATTTGGACCAAGGTAATAAAAGCAACTGGCAATGGAACAGTTACAGATGTAACAGATGTTGACGAAGGTCCTATTGCGTTCACCGACAAGATTCCAACAGGTTCGCAGATTTCACAGATCCGTCCAAAAGTAGCAGAATCATTTGTTGATGATGTAAAGCGACAAATCATTGATCAAACTTTTGCATACAACAACTTTGGTTTAAGATTTGATGATAACGACAGAAGATGGAAGTTGATTAGAGCATCAAACTTAAACTCAAGAGGTGACTTTAGTACAGGCTTTGCAGGAGATACTTCAGGCCAAGGTCTTGATGCTAGTTGGTTAATCAAGTTTGAAACAAATGGAGAAAACTATAAAGTAACATATCGTGGTTTAAGGTATGTGTTTGAAAGTGACGAAGAGATTCGTTTTTATTACGATTCGAGTGATAGAATATATGACAATCTAACTGGTAAAATAGTTAAAGATAAAATATCAGTTTTAAGCGTTAACACACAACCAGAATCGATTCAGCCTTTCACTCAAGAGTATGATTGGGAGATTCTAAAAGAATACAGAGATCGAGATGGCTATATTGACAGTACTAGAATCGAAGTAACTTTCTTTGATGAAGACAGTGACGGTGTTCCTGACAATCCTGAGGTATTTAGATATCTAGTAGAAGAAGGTGTCTCTGACGATAAGAATAAAATAGTAGTTCAAGAAAGATATCTAACCGAAGCAGGCACAGAAGATTTTCGTTATGTAGATTGGGAAGCAGCAGGAATAGAAGTGTTCCAAACTGAAGGACAAGAGTTACCACCTAGCTCTTATCAACCTGGTCAAATAGTTTACTTTATTGACACAGATGTGTTTAAGAAACTAAACGACAGAGGTGATAGATTTGAGTTTACTTCTGACTACAAAGCATATATTGGAAGAGATAAGCTAAAGTTTCATTATGTTCACAGTGCTGATTCAAACAGCAGAATCGACCCAAGTGCAAGCAACATAATGGACACATATCTTCTTACAAGAGGATATGACAGAAACTACAGACTTTATCTCGACGGACAACTTTCACCTATGCCTAAGCCGCCAAGTTCTGATGAGTTGTTTAGGAGTTTTGGTAGAGAGTTAAATAAAATAAAATCAATCAGTGATGAAATCATTTATCATCCTGTAAAATATAAACCATTGTTTGGATCAAAGGCGAACGTAGACTTGCAAGCAACATTTAAAATAGTAAAAAATCCTGAACAGGTATTGAACGATAACGACGTAAAAACTAGAGTTATTGATGCAGTTAATCAATACTTTGCGTTAGAGAACTGGGATTTTGGTGACACTTTCCATTTCCAAGAACTAGCAACTTATGTAATGAATCAACTTGCACCTGATCTAGTAACATTTGTAATAGTTCCAAATCAAAACGGTCAAACATTTGGTAGCTTGTTTGAAATCAAATCAGAAGCAGATGAAATCTTTATCAATGCTGCAACTGTAGCAGATGTTGAAATAATAGACGAAGTTACAGCGTCAAGATTAAACGCATCAGGTAGAGTTGTAACACAATCGGATATAACAAACAGAACAGGCATACAAAGCGCACCGTCAACTGGTGTAATCACTACAACTGGAGGTTTTAGTTACTAATGGATTATTCAAGAGATCAAAACGATTATCCTCTTCCAGCAGGCAACGACAATCAAAAAAGAAGAAGCATTGAGCATCTTCCTAAATACTTTAGAACTCAAGCAAACAAAAAACTGCTAGGAAGTACTCTTGATCAGTTAATACAACCTGGAGTTGCAGAAAAGCTTGATGGGTATTACGGAAGAAAAACAGCCAAAAGTTACAAGCCAGGTGATGTTTATATTGAAGATGTATCTGAGCAAAGACAGAACCGTCAGTTTGAACCTGCGTCAGTTGTTAAAGATGATTTAGGTAACCTACAGTTTTTCAAAGATTATACAGATTATGTAAATCAAACTGCTGCATTTAATGGAAGTGTTAGCAATCAAAGTCTGTTAAACAGTCAAGAATACTACGCCTGGAACTCAAATATTGATTGGGACAAGTTTGTCAACTTCCGTCAGTATTTTTGGTTGCCGTTCGGTCCTCAAACTGTTAGAGTATTTGGACAAAGCAGAGAAGTACAGTCAACATATACTGTGACTGCTGAGGTACAAGACGACAACACAGTTTACAAGTTTTCCCCTCCTGGGTTTACACCTAATCCTACACTAAAACTCTACAGAGGACAGAGGTACCGTTTTGAAATCAATGCCCCTGGAAATCCTATTGCATTTGCAACAGACAGAAGATTTTTGCCAGGTGATGCAATCATTACAACTACACAGGAGTTGATCAGAGAAGCATCAGTATTTGGTGGGTTGTTTGATGTTCAGCTGTATGACGCTGCACAGGTAGTTGTACAAAATACTGAAATCAACTTTGAAGAAGATGAAAACATTTCAAGTATCTACGAACAAGGCATCAACAGAGAAGATATCGACGGCAATGATCTACAAACTGTATACATTGAACAAGGTGTAATAGAGTTTACGATTCCTTTAACAGCACCAGACAGACTGTATTATGTGAATAGAAACAGTCAAGATACTAGTGGTGTTTTCCTTGTTTATGATATCGAAGAAAACAGTGAGATTGATGTTGAGAACGAAATCGTTGGTAAAAAGACATATTCTAGTGCAAACGGAGTTGAGTTTACTAACGGATTAAAAGTCAGTTTCGGTGGAAATGTCAAGCCTGCAAAATATGCCAATGATGATTGGTATGTAGAAGGTGTCGGCGAACAGATTAAACTGGTTAATGAAAAAGATCTAGTTATACCTGCTGCTTATTCTGCAAATGAACTGATTCCTTTTGGATCAGGACAGTTTGACAGATTACCTTTTGGTAACGCAACTAGTTATGCTAAAGACAAAGATTATCTTGTTATTAATCGTGCAAGTGTTGACAAAAACTCATGGACAAGATATAATAAATGGTTCCATAGAGATGTTATTATAGCAAGTGCTCGTTACAACAATCAGCCAGAAGACATTGATCAAACAGCACGAGCAACAAGACCTATTATAGAGTTTGAACCAGGATTAAAACTGTATGACTTTGGTACACAGGCAAAACAAGATGTTGATCTTATTGACACATTTACAACTGATGTATTTTCAACTATCGAAGGTTCGTTAGGATATTCAGTTGACGAAACTGATCTTGCTGATGGTATGAGAGTTATCTTTACTGCGGATCAAGATCCTCTTGTTAAGAACAAGATATTTATTGTTAACTTTGAACTAATACAAAATCGTCGTCAGATAAGTCTAACAGAAGCAGAAGACGCAGAACCTCTGTTAAATGAAACTGTACTGGTAAAAAATGGAACAGTCAACCGAGGAAGACTATTCTATTTTGACGGCGATATCTGGCGTGCCGGACAAGAAAAAACACAAACTAATCAACCTCCTATGTTTGATCTTTTTGATGCAGACGGAAACAGTTTTGCCGATCAAGAAACATACAAAGACAGCACTTTCAAAGGAAACTCTGTGTTTGCATACCGTCAAGGAACACAAGAATCACCTGACTCTGAACTAGGTTTTCCGCTTGATTACAGAAGCATAGAAAATGTTGGTGATATAATATTTGATTTTAAACTGTTAAATGATTCATTTATATATCAAGAGCAAAACAATCTTTTAACAGTTTATACTGATTCAGCATTTTTAAGAAAGTATTCTAACAGAGAAGACTTTGTATCTCAGAACGGCTGGACCAAAGCAGTAAAGTCAAGTGAACAAGCAGTTATCAGACAGTATGTTGTAGACGAACGGCTAAACAACTTTGCTGTTGATGTGTTTGCAAAAAGTGGTGCTATTAACGATCTAAAAGTAAAAGTTTATGTAGACAACAGACTTCGTATAGAAAATCGTCACTATGAGATTGACAGAATAAATGAAATAGCGTACATAAGATTTTATGAAGATCTACAGCAAGATTCTGTAGTACTGTTAAAGTGCTTTAGTTCTTCTGAAAAGAATGAAAACGGTTATTATGAGATTGCACATAACCTTGAAAGAAATCCGTTAAACAATAATATCTCAGAGTTTACTTTTGGTGAAGTAAACGATCATGTAGAATCTATTGTTGAAAATCTAAGAAACTATGATGCAGGAACATTCCCTGGTCCTAGCAATCTAAGAGACCTTGGAGATGTTGATGGATACGGTAAGAGATTTGTACAACACAGTGGTCCTATTAACCTTGCGTTATACAGCATCACTGACAAAGACAGTAATCTAGTAAAAGCGATTCGTTTTAATAGAAGTGAGTACGCAAAGTTTAAAAGAGTATTTTTACAAACAGCAGAAACTCTAGGCTTTGATGGACCTGTAAAGAAGCACGTTGACAGAATACTTCAGACTATGAACAAAGAAAAGTCTGAAGGCCAACCGTTTTACTTCTCAGATATGGCAGGTATCTCAGGTGCTAGAAGAATAGAACACATTGTTAGAGCATCGTCGAGCAAGTTTTTTGCACTTACTGAAGTTTTTGATCCTAACAAAATAGGTGTAAAATCTGTTCTAGTTTACTTAAATGGCGTACAACTAGTTCACAAAAAAGATTATGTGTTTAACAGTGAAGGGTTTGTAGAAATAAAAACTGACCTAGTTAAAGATGATCTAATCGAAATATACGAATACGATTCAACTGACGGTTGTTTTATTCCTCCTACTCCTACAAAACTAGGTTTGTATCCTGCGTATGAACCTGCAAAGTTTTTAGATAACACTACTCTAATACCAAGAGAAGTCGTTCAAGGACATGATGGTTCTATAGTTTTTGCTTTTGGTGACTATCGTGATGACTTGATTCTAGAACTAGAAAAAAGAATATACAACAATCTAAAGCAAGAATACAATCCTGATGTTTTTGACATACATGACTTTGTTCCTAGTGACTTTAGAAAAACAGGATTTACTAAACAGTCTGTTGATAGAAGCATAATATCTGACTTTATCGAATGGACAAGAATAGCAGGTGATCCTGATTATACTTCTAACAGTTTTTATGAAAGAACAAATGGTTTCTCATACAACTACAGTTCGATGGTATCACCGTTTGGTAATCGTTTGCCTGGCTTCTGGAGAGCAGTGTATAAGCAGGCATTTGACACTGATCGCCCTCACACTCATCCTTGGGAAATGCTTGGATATACGATTAAGCCAGATTGGTGGAATGACGAATATGGTCCAGCACCTTACACTAGCAGCAACCTTCTGCTATGGAGAGATATTGAAGAAGGCATTCGTAGAGAACCTGGTTCAGTAGAAAAAAGAAATCCAAAATATGCTCGTCCTGGAATCACAAAATATCTTCCAGTTGATGACAGAGGTAATCTTCTTGATCCTTTAGCTAGTGGTTATGCTACTAACTATATTGAAAGGCTAACTAGACAGCCATTCCGTTTCGGTGATGAAACACCTGTCGAAACTGCGTGGAGAAGAAGTTCAGAGTTTCCATTCTCTCTAATCACTGCTTGGGTATTAAACGAACCTGCTAAAGCAATAGGTTTAGGTTTTGATAGATCGAGAATAGTCAGAAACCAAATAGGACAGTTAGTATACAGTGAAACTGGAAAGAGAATAAGACTAAAAGATCTCCTTTTTCCGAACACAGTTGTTGATAATCAAAGAATCACAACCAGCGGTTTAGTTAACTTTGTGTACAACTATATGACTTCTAATGTGTTAACAAGTTATAACAGATATAGAACACAGTTAACAAACATAACAAACCAGTTGGCATTAAAAGTAGGTGGATTTACAGAAAAAGAAAAGTTCAATATGATATTGGATTCAAGAACTCCTTTAAACGAAGGCAATGTGTTTGTTCCGAAAGAAAACTATGTCATACATCTAAACACTACTTCGCCTATTGATGTAGCAACCTACAGTGGTGTTATTGTTGAAAAGATTCCAAGTGGATTTGTAGTTAGAGGATATGACAGAGAAAATCCAGTATTTAAGTACAAAGAACCAAAAATATCAACTACTGATCCAGTTATCAATGTTGGTGGTTTATCTGAAGAATATGTTGACTGGGCAGAAAGAAAGCAATATGTTAAAGGACAAAATGTTCGCTACAATACTCGTTATTACAGAGTAAAAACCAGTCATGTAAGCACAACTGAGTTTGACGAAGACAAGTTTCAACCTTTAACATCACTACCACAAATCGGTGGTAGAGATGCAGTACTGAGAAGAAACTACACTGAAAGATTGATAGAGATCAGTTACGGTACAGTGTTTGACACTGTACAGGAAGTTGTAGATTTTCTTCTCGGCTATGAATCATATTTAAGAGATCAAGGATTCAAGTTTGATTACTTTAATACTGAAATTGGACAAGTTGAAGATTGGACATTCAGTGTAAGAGAGTTTCTATTCTGGACCACACAAAACTGGGCAGCAGGATCAGTTATCACACTTAGCCCTGGAGCAACAGAGATTAACTTTGAAAGAGAATATGCAGTTGTTGATGACATTTTTGACAACTTCTATGATTATACTCTACTAAAAGCTGATGGTAAAAAACTAAACAGAGAGTTTAGTTCTATTGCTAGAGACAACGGAAATGAGTTTGGCTTAAGAAGCAAAAACACAGCTGATGGCATTTTCCATATTAAGCTGCCACTGGTTCAAAAAGAACACGTAGTTCTTCTTGATAATAGAACTGTATTCAATGATGTGATCTATGATCTAGAAGCAGGTTATAGACAAGAAAGAATACGTGTAAATGGATATCGTTCAGATAACTGGAATGGTGGAGTTGATATTCCTGGATTTATCTATGACGAAGCCGTTGTGGTAGATTGGTCTGCTTGGACAGATTATTCTATTGGAACAGTTGTCAAGTACAAAGAGTTCTATTATGTTGCTATCAATGACCTACCTGGTGCAGAAGTGTTTGTTCCGAGAAACTGGAGATTACTAAACGAACGCCCGGAATCTAAACTAATGCCTAACTTTGATTATCGTATAAATCAGTTTGCAGACTTCTATGATTTAGATTCTGATAACTTTGATGTTGAACAGCAGCGTCTTGCACAACACCTAATAGGCTATCAAAAAAGACAATATCTTCAAAACATTGTTAATGATGATGTAAGTCAGTACAAGTTTTATCAGGGTATGATTCAAGAAAAAGGAACAAGAAATGTTCTCGACAAACTGTTCAACGCATTAAGCAGTGCTGACAAAGATAGTCTTGAGTTTTACGAAGAATGGGCAGTAAGAGTAGGTCGCTATGGTGACACTGATAATGTTGAATCAGTTGAGTTTATTATTGATGAATCAAAAGTTCGTCTAGATGTACAACCTATTGAGTTAGTCAATAGAATAGACTCAGATTCTACTGATCTAGTTTATAGACAGCGTCCGTTTGAAGTATATTCAAGACCTGCAGATTATGAAAATAATCCATTTCCTGCATTAACTGAGTCATTCAAGTTTTTAAAAACTTCTGGTTATGTTAAAGCCGATGATGTAGATTGGAGAGTTGTCACAAGAGGTGAACTAAGCGTTGCAAATATTAACAATATTGCTTTTAACAGCTATGTTTGGGTAACCGGTGATCAAGACGATTGGGATGTTTTACAACATGTTAACACACCATACCAAGTAACGGCGATTAAAAATCTAAGAAATCAAGCCGATCTTGCAGAAGATGATCCGTCTGCTACTATTACACTGGACAAACCAGTTAGAAACAATAACATACAAAAAGGTGATCTAATCGGATTACTAAACATGACGCTGCTTAACAATGCGTTTTACGAAGTTGTATCAGTTAATGGAAATCAACTAGATGTGCTTGCAAGTGAGTCAACAGAAGTTTCGGATGAAGATAGTGCAAACGGATTTTTAACACTGTTAAGAAGTGTTAGATCTGATGATGTAATGGATGCTAACAGCATAGCTGAAAGATCAACATTTGAAAAACAAAAGTTTTGGATCGACAATAGTCTAGATGATAAGTGGTATGTTCTAGAAAACAATGAAGTATATGACGATTATACTATTGTAACTCCTATTAGAGATGATGAAACAGAGCTATTCAAAAAAATATCAATATCAGGTGATAATAGAACATTAGTTGCTGTTGATGCAACTAACATCTACGGATATGAAAGAGCAAGTGAAAGTGTTGAG